TCGCAACGTACGCTGACGCATCATCAGCGTCATCCCACCTGGCGGTATCCCACCTCGACGTAGAAGTCTTCCCCAGGACATCCACATTGAACGAGTTCGACTGCGCCGACTTGTCGTAATCCTTGTAAATCTGGATCGGCAACACAATCGTCGCCTCCGCTGATGTCACCATCCGCGGTCGACCCCACCGTTTCTTCACAATCGGATTCTTGCCAGTCATCCACCGGGTGAAGAAATGCGACACGATATGGGCCTCCGTGGAGCCCACATATCGGTCGCTGGTACGGTTCTGTTCATCCTCGACATCGACAACGATCCCCGTGTTCGCCACACAGCCGGCGTAAACCGTCGGTGTCGAGTTCGGAGGCCGGTAAGAATACAGTGGACCTGCGTCAATATCCGTCAACACCCAGGCACCTGCCGGTCCCAGCGTCGGATCGTAGATGAACGTCCGTCGGGTCGTCACACCAGCCTCCGTCCAGTTGACACTGACATACACCTTCTGGTTGCCCCACGCCAGTTGCGGATTCGACGCAAACGTGATGCGTCCGTCGTCAATGGCTGGTGAAATCTTGTCGAAAGTCCAGGCGAAGTTTTCCCTGTTGTAGGAGAAGACACCCTGGTCGGCATACCAGAAGAATACCCCGTATGGGGTTGATACCGGCTGTGACAGTGGCACAGAACCGACACTGTCCGTGAGGGTAACGACCTGGAACGAGTCCGAATCGAACCCGAAAATGGCGTACACACTGTTCGACTTGAAAACCAGCAGACGGTCACCCATCGGGCACAACCCGGTGATGTAGTCGCCGTGTTCGCCCTTGTCGATGTCGACAAAGTCTGTTGCTGTCCACTTTTCCGGGTCGTTGGCGTTCGACCAGCGAACCCGGTACTTGTAGCCGGTACCCGACTCGTAGGTGGACGCAGCCCACGCAAAGTTGTTCCAGAACGCCACATACTGGGCCTGCGGGAAGTTGCCGGCCGACCCATCCAGGGTCACCCCCAGGTCAGCAGCCGATGAGCCATCCCACTTGAACGACACCTGGTCGTAGGACACGCCGTATGCCACATTGTTCATGGTCATGCCATAAACCCTGGAACCATCCGTGCGGGACGTAATCCCGGTCAGATCCGTGAAGTTCGATGAGGCGGAATAGGCGACCTCGGTGCCATAGTTGACCATCAACTGGCTTGTACCACCATCCGTGTGAAGCGCCAGATACCCTTCACATCGGCACTCAGAGCAGTCGTGTTGCGCCGATCAACACCGTCCCGCATACGGATGCCGCCACGGGGGTCGACAAGGACGTTGAGAAGATCCGGTGATTCGTTGTCTGCGAGGTTGAACTGGTCGGTGCGAAAATTCAGACCACCCGTGAACGACTCCAGTGTTTCCAACTTGAACTGGCTAGGCACCGGTCACTCCCAAGAGTAGCGCAGGCGGTTCGGGAGAAGAACCTGGGAACGCCACCGTGACGCATTCCGGCTATTCAACAGCACCGGCTGAGGTGCCGGCATGTCGTCATAGCGGGCTTTCAGGTTGTCGAGCTCCTGGTTGAAAATCTGGAAATACTGTGCCGCCATCGTCGGATCTTCCTGCTGCTCGTAAGCACGAGCAAGTCCGTACGTTGCTACTACAATGTGGAACGGGTCGGGTAGATCCGTTGGTTCTGTCGAATCGGACACACCAGCCCCGAACGTGGTCGGCTTCTTGTACCCGCGGGCGTAGATTGTCTCCACACCGGTTGGCGTGGGATACAGGCGGACTGTTTCCCCCCAGTACGACCACCACCAAGGGGATCCCTGACCGGTCACATTCAACGGGTACACCACATCGCCCTCGTCGCGCCCGACGTAGGTTGCGACATGGTCGTCGGTGCGGAGGGCTGCGAGTTCTCGCAGACCGCCTGTTACGGCTGCTCCGACGACAGCGATGGTGTAGTCCTTCTGAGAGGCCACAGTGTTGAACGTGGTCGACACCTCGAAGAACGGCCACCGTTTCTCCGAATAGACGATCACATCGTAGCCTTCGCCCAGGAAACGGTTGAGGGTGTCGTCAGTGATGTCGGCGGTGTCGATATCCACCACGGAGCGGACATACGACCGCATGGTCGAAATGTCCACGGCTACTCCCTATGAAGACGCACAGGTCGCTGCCCGCAGGAGGATTCCCTTTACAGGGATCCCCGCTGCGGGTCAGCGCGCTGCACTTGACCGATTCCGGGACAACGGGTTCGCTGTTCATCGGGTTGACTTGCTGGACGTTGCGGGAGGCTCCCACGGTTTGAGGCCGTGGTGTCGAATCCCGATAATGGTCGCCAGCGGGCTGCCCGTATGGGCGTGAGCCAGCCTTGTGAGCGTAAGCGAATCCTCGTCCCATCAGGATCAGGTGACTGAGTGCATGAAACCCTGTCGTGCGCGGTTGCTGCACGTCAACTGTCCATAACAGAGCAACTGTGAGAACACAGCGTCCTGGTTGGTTGGGCGCACAAACGGTGTCGGCTTGAACCAGACATCGGTGTGAGCGACCAACTGCAGGTATTTGGTGTTCAGGAACACCACCTGACCAGAGGCACACCCGTCATCGAAGGTTACGGGTGCACCCTTGAACAGCAGGTTCTGGAACCCGCCGTCAGCCATATCGGTATCCGTGTACCGAATCTGGCCCTCTAGGAGTGCCTCGTACTTCTCGTACAAAGCCTGCGTAGTGACGACGATAGTCGGCTGGTCGTTACCAACCGAAATGGTGTTATACACGTTAGCCATGCTGGTTACAGTGAGTGCAGCACTCAGATCAACCTCAGTGGACTTCCACCAGGAGTTGCCTGCCGCAGTCGGGTCGATTCCACCAAGGGTCACACCGGTTCCGCCAACAATGTTGCCTATGCCGTTCCAGTCCTTGTTGCTGTTGCCAGTGCCGTCAGCCCAGAACATGGTGTTCATGTTCTCGATAACGGTTTCCTGCGTCTGGAAAATCTTGCCTTCCAGCAGATCAATGATCTGTGCTTCACCGTTGTTCTTGGCTTCCTCGATACCACTGATCGTCACCGTGGCGGCGTACTGCCCCCACGAATACTCAGCAGCACTGATGCCTGTCTGGGCCGTGATGTCGATGGTGTCTGTGCCGCTGTACGAGCCGGCGGTTGAGTTGGTCCCGTAAATGATCGGGACGACGATTTTCGCTCCACCACTGATCCGACGAATGGTCTGGCCGTTCGTCAGAGCGTAGAACAACGGCCGTGCACTGAAGATGTTATCTGTCAGTTTCGGGATGTAGTTCTTGAGAGTGGTAGAAAGAATCTCATCAAAGTTGCTGTTGCCAGCCATGATTCTTTACCCCTTAGGTCTAGGTGCCGTGTTGTTTCTTGGCCTGGGCGAAAGCCTCACGAAGTGACATCGGTTTCTCCGCTGTCGTGCTGGTGACTACACCAGCCTGTCGTGAAGTGCCGCTCTCCACCGTAGCGCCACGCTTAGACTCGGTCCTTTCCCGGTCCTCATGCAGTCTTCCCGCATAAGTAGCCAGGGAACCGAAGTTCATGTGAGCGTACGCCGCTTCCAGGTTCGGTATCCGATTGGTAAGCGCATGCCTGTAAAGAGCATCCGCATCGAAATCACCGTACTTGGAGTGCAGAGCATTGACTTCTTTCTCCAAAGCCGTTTGTCTCGATGTCCTCGTCTGTTGTGCCACCGTCGCTTCCAAAGAAGCGATGCGCTGCTCCTGAGGGTCCGGGTCTTCTTCCCACTCATCGGTGGGAGAGCTCGACCGGTTATCCTCGATGCCGAACGCTGTTGACAACGCAGTAAGCGCACCCTGAGGGTCCGCTTCCAAAGCCGAAACTATTGCCTCGGCCTGCTCCAAACGCTGACGTTCAGATGCCAACTCCTGCGTTTTACGGGTGTAATCCGCCTGGCGCTGGTATCCCTGTTGAAGTTCGCTTAGGGTGACCTCCGACTCTGAACCATCCACCTTCACGGTGTACGTCGAGTCCGCAGGTTCCGCTGCTTCTTCTGTTGAAGATTCTGGAGTGTCCATCGTAATGGGTTCCGTTCCTTCTATGTTTTGTGGGCACTAGCCCTCGGAGTCCAAAGGTTGCTCCTAATAGACAGCAGGCGTTGTCCCAAGTTAGCCCAGGGAAGGCAACTCCAAACCCATCTGGCCCTGGAGTTGAGCCATCAACTCGGGCGGCACACCACCCGTAGGTGCGAAAACAGGGGGCACACCAGCACCTGGGGGAGGTACAGGCCCTGGTGGCCCCCCTGGCGGCAGAGGGCCGCCTTCAAGGGCGGCCGCTTCATCTACCGGCTGAGCATCCGGCGGGAGCGGCGGCCCCTGTTCCATTATGAACCTCTGCGGATCCTTGATTCCGAAACCATCCTCCAACACATGCACAGCCAGGGCTGTCGGATCAATCACCGTTCCCACAAGAGGAGCAATAGCGTTGAGTAAGGATACAGCCTGCTGCTTGCGAATCGTGTCATTCATCGGTTGCGTCGAACCCGCCTCGACACTGAAATCGTACTCACCCAAAATGTCCTCACGGGTGTACGGAACCCACACCGACCCGCCACCCTTCTTGGCGACACGAGCCATCTCATCACCGGTCATAAACTGCTGCATCAACTGGATGACACGCCGGCCTATCTCCGAAATGGAAATCTCGATGATCGCCAACTTGTCCGCAGCACGAGCATTCTGAGCATCAGCGATGATGCTCGCCTCGGTCGCTGTACGCCTGATCTCAGGCATCGCCCCACGGGCATACTCCGACACACCCGACACCGTGTTGATGTCATTCTCGATAATCTCACTGTAGGCGTAAATCTCCGGCGAGATCGGTGTCTGCGGCATCGGAATGACCACTTCCGACAACGACTTGTTCTCATCCAACACCGGGACCAGGCGCCCATCCTCATCGGATTCCAACGCCTCGCGCCCTGCCGGCCCAAACGACCGCTCATGGTACAGGTACTTGCGTGCATACCGTTTCCGGTCGTTCATCAACTGCGACCGGGTCTTGTCGAGCTCCAACTGGAGAGATTCAATCGACTCCAGGTCACCCATCGGGTAGAACAGATCCGGGATGTCATAGTTGCGGATCATCACAAACGGCTGCCCGTACGCGTACGGCATCGGCACCGGATCAACGAGGAAACCGTCACTGTTCTCGGAGAACACGGACATCGTGTTCGCCGCAATGTCATAGAACTCCCAAATAGTGACACGATCCTCGTCGAGAACCCGGTCACGTTCATTCTCGTACTGAGAAACATACGCAGGGTTCACACCGGCGTCAGCGTCCAGGCGCTTGCGAACAGACGGCTTGTACCGCTGGTCGCGTTGAGCATCCTCCAGAGGTCGTATGATCTTCTGAGCAATCCACCGGGCATCATCCATGCAGGTGGCTTCCGGGTCCACAAACATGTCGAACGGGGATATCCGCTCCACAAACGGCTGATCCTCAATAACCATCATCGCCGTCTGTGGCAGATTGGCGTTGATCTCCTCATCAGTCGGCAACGCCCCCGACAGGTCAGGAGACTGGAGAGCGAACTCGTCGACCTGCACACGGGCTTCCTGCATCAACAGATCCCGTTCTGCCTCCGCCAGAGAAGTCTCCTGCTCCAGGAACTTCCACCCGACCTTGATCCAGCCATGTCCGAAGATCAGGAAATCCTTGACAGACCGGCGGAACGGCTTACGAAAATCGTGGTGCCGCCACAAATGATTGACGACAGCCTCAACGAAAGCCGCACGATCATTATTGGACTCATCGTTCGCTGTCACAACGATCTTCGGATGGTTCACCGATACAGACGGTGCAATCACGTTGATCGTTGAAAATGCCAGATTGACAGCGATCAGATCAGAGCGGCTACGCGTCGATTCAGACCAATGCTTGCCACGGTACAGATCAATCAGACGCCACCAGGTCCGGTCATACCCCTGGTCCTCACGCCACCTGCGGGTACGCTCCAACCGGCGCGTATACTGCTCATGCAGTTCAGCCCTGGTCTTCTGCGCCATCAGAACGTCGCCTTCTGAGGCAACCGTTCGATGTTGCGCCCCTGAGACTTCGCCTCAGCAAACCGCTTCTCATCAACTTCCCGGTTTGACAGATGCTGCTCATCGGGCATCAACGCCCGCGACCGACAACCCTTCCCAGTGTCGACACGAACGCTCAGAACCTTCTCCCG